ATACTCTATCTTTTACTAGAGAGTCATTATAGTCGATTTGCTGATATATCTTTGTTAAGTTGAACAAAGACTGCTTAGACTCATCTCTAAAGGCGTGTGACTCGCTTCTAGGGAACTGTCGATAAAATTCATTTAATGCGTCAGGGTCTGACTTTAATGCAGACACCTCATTGTTCCAATAAGTAACAACGCCCATTTTAATCATCTCTCCATCGCACCCCATAATAGGTTGCTCAGGGTCTTTAATTACAGCGTGACCGAACTCGTCAATGAACCCCTCGAAGTTAAAATCCATCGGTATAAACAAACTGTAAAGCCCACTTTTGGTCTGACCATTGGACGAACGCTTAATAGGATTAGAGTCGTAGTATAAATCTTTGTAGTTTTGACCACCCTTAGCTAACGCATTGACGGTTGAGCCCATCATACATTTTCCGATTATCCTACTACCCAAACGCAAACAAGTCTTTCTTACCCTCCAGCCGTTCTTTATGTTGTTCGGTCGTTCAAGCTTTCCTGACTCGTCCTCAACGAGCAATAGTAATTTTTCCCCATCATAGGAGTTGTCATCTGTATTCTTCCAGTCAATACTTGTATCGAGTCCCTCAATATCAATATTGCTTTTCTCATACATATTCTTTTTGGTAATCTTAGATGCAGGCACACGGAAAGCGAGCTCTGTCTTTGGATTGTCCATACCATCTTGTACGGGTTTGAAAAAGAATGGGTAATTTTTTATAATTGGTACTACCTTATCGGTAAACATCTTCTTAGCATCAGGTCCTGTTTTAGAACAAATACCAAGTCGAGCGTCCTTTGCGATACTACCAATATTAGACGTTTCGCCTGATGCCATGTACGAGAAACCAGAACGTCTGTTCTTTAAATAGATTATTCCAAAGCAACGATTATCTGCCTTACAAGCCTCCCAAAATATATAAAATATTCTGTTAGACTCACGGAAGTCGGGAAGACCAATATCAATCTTAGACCACTGAAGGTACATCCAATGAGAGCCTGTTATATATGTCGGTCTGCCATTATTTGTGAACCAAACACCTTCCTCACGATAGTCAAATTGTTGATTGATATAGTCAACCCATTTTTGTTTGAATGCTTCCTCTTTAGTATTCCACTCAAATATAGTTTTTAATTTTTGTAATTCTTTAGGATAATCTTCAGGTTTCCATTTATTTATTCCTTTCGATATACTTTTAGGTGCTTTAGGGAGTGCGATTTTTAAATTGTTGATTTCGTAAATGTCTCCGATAGTTCCGTCTTTAGAGATTATAACAATATCATATCTCTCATCGTACCCGTACTTCCATGACTTACTATTATTATATTTAGTAATCAAGTTTGCGGGAACAACGTTAGATACAATTTGATATAAATTGCTAACTTCAGCTTCGTTTTTCTTTACCTTTTGCACGATTTTCTGCGAATGTTATTGGTACTTCTTTGCTTTCTTTCTTTAGTTCTTCAGATGCTTCTTTCTCAGATTCAATCTTTGATAAGATAGCTAGGGCATCATCAAAAGCAAGTCGCTTAGATGCTGCCGCATTTTTTAATTTGTCAGCCGATATGTCATCAACAGTATTTGTTACAATAGGTTCTCTGAGTATTTTAACTAGCTCATCTACTGCAACAAGTCCTGCGTCTAGGATTTCTTGTCTTTTACTAAGCATATATTCTTGTATCTCATTCTAAATAACCTTTCATCGTCTATTTTAAATTCGTACTCCGAATCAGGAGTAAAAGAAACAGTATCTCCAACCTTAAACTCAGGCATAAAGCTATCAGTGTATTTTACAATACCCCATAATTCTTTATCATGCCCTAATTTTTGAATCAACTCACCTTTATTGTCGTTCTCTATTGGTTTAACAAAACAAAACGGGTTAGGTGCTTGCCACTCACAATCATCATTCTTTCTGTATAAATACAGTTGGTCTTCCTCAATGATAAACAAATCGTCAACCAAATGATTCCATGAGCTTTTTTCACGACCTTTCATGTCATAGTAAATTCTGAAAACATTATGGTGAACAATAACTGTATCTCCGACCTCGATATGACCAGTATAATACATAGGTAACGCTTTTACCAAACCGTATCTATTTGTAACGGTATGGTCTTCCATTGAAGATGATATGACAATCTCTTGCCCTTCAATCATTTTTTTGTTGTCGTACCTATTGCCGTCTTTTGGCGTAATGATAAACGAGTATGGTGAACGCATTAAAAGTTTATGTTAAATTCTACTGATATGGGCATAGTCTTATTAAACTGTTTCCACTTAATGATTTCGTTCTGACTGTTTTTTATCCAAATCTCATAAGCCTCAGTTGTTTCTTTAATCAAATCAATAACATTTGAGTTGCTAAGAACATTTTGACCTAAGACATATTTCATTGAATTAAGATAGTCAGGACCTATCGTTATCTTGCGTATCATACTCTCCCGTTTGAAGGTTAATCTTTACATCGCCATATTTGACTTGTAACTCAGCTTGACATTCTTGGAGCTGCATCATACACACGTCCATATCCTCAGTCGCTCTTTTTAAAAATAAAGCCATGTCAGCAACGTGACTCTTTACTTCTAAACTTCTCATCTTCAAAGATGACAATTTAGACAATTCTTCTTCTGTAATTTTATTCATTTTATTAGATTTTATTCGCAAATGTAAACAATAAATATCATAAAAACAAAAAACGCATAGCATTTAAGCTATACGTTTATTTATTTTGCTTCTACCAAATGGTAGAATTAACTTATTTATACAAAACTAATTCCTTTTATATTACCAGTAGAAAGGTCAAGATATAAATATGTTGACCCTAGTGACGCTCCATTTAAAAGAGTTATTGCCGTGGTAGCAGCAGCTGTATTTGCAAAAGATGGAAATGATGAATTTGAAAATACCGTTTGACCATTCAATGTGTTTCCGTAAGCAGCATCTACTCCGAATGCGTTTACATTATCACCAGTGTTTGTTGACGCCGCATAAGAACCCATAGCGTTTACATTATCACCTTGGTTTGCTAGAGCCGCATTACCTCCTATTGCATTAACGTTTGCTCCTACATTATTAGCTGCTGCTGTATCTCCTATTGCATTTAAAGCAGGACCAGAGTTTCTGTAACCAGCTGAGCTTCCAAAAGCATTTACGCCAGAGCCTGAGTTTTCTCTTGCTGCTCCTTGCCCCATAGAGTTTACAGAACTTCCCGTATTCGCTAGGGCTGAATCAGTACCCATTGAGTTTACATTTAATCCAGTATTGTTTTTAGAAGAGCCGCTTCCGAAAGCATTAACTCCATTTCCTGTGTTGTTTTTAGCAGATTCATATCCTAATGCGTTTACGTTTCCACCTGTATTTAATTCACAAGAACTTGCACCTAATGCATTAACATTTACTCCTGTATTTTCTTTAGCTGAATTACCACCAAGTGAATTAACATTGCTCCCTGTGTTTTCTTGAGCGGCAGCTACTCCAAAAGCGTTTACATCATTTCCTGTATTTGCAGCTGCTGAAAATGGTCCCATAGCATTTATATCAATTCCAGTGTTGCTTTGAGCTGACTGAAGACCTAATGCATTAACATCATTTCCAGTATTAGATAACGAGGCACCATATCCAAAAGCGTTAAGATTATAACCAGTATTTTGATAAGCTGATGTCTCACCAAAAGCATTAACGTAAGCTGCTGTGTTTTGATATGCAGCGTTACTTCCCATAGCATTTACCCCATCTCCTGTGTTGTTTTGAGCTGCCGCAAGTCCCATTGCATTTACATTTGGTCCTGTGTTTGAGAATGCCGAAAAATCACCAAAAGCGTTTACATTATCAGCTGTATTACTTTTACCAGCTCTAAAACCAAACAATATTGTACTTTCACCAACACTTAAAGCTCCCGCCTCAGTACCTTGATAATTATTATTGTTTATCAAGTCGTGGTCATTATCCAACACCTCTTGTAAAGTATTATATAGAGTCTCCCCTGCTGGTCCTTGCGGTCCTGATGGTCCTTGTAAACCTTGTGGTCCTTGAACGCCTTGTGCTCCATCGTTACCCTGAAGTCCTTGTGCTCCTACTGGTCCTTGTGCTCCAGTGGCTCCCGTTACACCTATTGGTCCTTGTGGTCCGATTGGTCCTTGAATACCTTGAATACCTTGAGGTCCTGCTTGTCCTGCGATTGCCAATAAAGCCCATCTGACAGTATCTAAGGGAGGCGGTTGAGTCATTCCAGTAGCAGGAGCTATGCAGAAGTAAGAACTCCCCTCATATCCAACAACGTCATTGATAACATAAGAGTCTCCAACAACCCAAGGTCCTTGCCATACAAGACCTGCTGGTAAAACTCCTGCTGGACCTTGAATACCTTGTGTTCCTTGTGTTCCCGTTGCTCCAGTCGGACCTGTTGCTCCAGTTAAACCCTGAATACCTTGTGGTCCTGCTGGTCCTTGAGCTCCAGTTAAACCTGTTGCTCCCTGCGCTCCCGCTGGTCCTTGTGCTCCACCAATAGCTGCAATTTCTCCTAGTGTAAAATTCCTAGTAGCATTTGTTGCGGCAACTGTTCCAATAACTCTATCGTTTGAGTTTGCTGGTGTCTCTAATGCGTAATCTTTAATTTTCATATCGTTATATATTTTATGCCGTTTTCAATAGTGTATTTTTTAGCGTCAATCATAGCCTTCATTCGTTGCCAATTAAAACCAAAGTTCATCTCAAAATGTGGGTTATCTTTAAAACTTGCCCAGTCACCTCCCCAAGACCAACCTCTCGATTTGAATAGATTTGTTACTTCCTTCCAATCGGCAATAGTGTCTTTATCAAAATCTCTTGTCATGGACCAACTAGCTTCCTCGAACTTGCCATCTCCATCATTATCATATAACATAACAATATCAAACGCTAATCCATAATTGTGGATAGACTGCCATGCTTTCGCATTTGTTACCTTTGGTCTTTTATTGAACAACATATCTTGTTCTTCAGGCGTTCTGTAAACATACGCCAATCGAAGTCTTGCTCCTTTACCCAATAGACTATTAGCATCTGTATAATCTTTTAACAGTTGTGCCCTTACTTTTGGGTGAGCTAATTTTATTCTTTCAAGTGATATTGCGTCCATATTTTTTTTATTAGCAATTCCATTTTTTAAGAGCAAGAGCCTTTCTTGTCGGTCTTCCTTTTTCGTCTTTCATTGGTCCTTTAACCCCTGACATTCTGCTACAAAATGACCGTCTCCGCTTAGCATCTTTACTATCAGGGTCTAGTTTTGAAGGAGGTGTCGTAACTGCCATTTTTAATTTTGAAGTTGGGTTTTCCTTCCTATAAGACGCCACGCCTTTTGCGTTCAATCCGCCCGTTTTACTCTTTCCCTCGGCTCTTGTCCATGCTGCTGTCTTTGCCATACTATCTAAATTTTGAAACTTTTTTAGCTATACTCTTAGGTTGCTTGACAAATTGTTTGCCAGTTGAGTTACCTTTAGCTTTTGCTTTTTTGCTCTTTCATTTGTATGCTTTTCAATTAACAAAGATACTGTTTTTTGTTAATTGATTATTCGCTGATTTGCTTTTTGATATTTTTTGCTTTTAAAATATAACTAGTAATTTTTTGCAAAAATGACCAACCTTTAACTTTTACAAATGATTCATCCATGCTCTTTACTTCGATAGATATTAATACTAATGCAAGTAATTTTGTACTTAAAAAATCAACACTAAGTACTAATTTCATTAATTCATTTATGATAAAATAATCTGCCGTATATGCTAGCATTACTGCAGTTACATAACTTAAAACTTTAGGAACAAATCCGTATCTCCATATTTTTGATGTTATTTTTTGTTTAAGATGTTTAGCTTTCCAAAAACCAAACCCAGTGTCTAAAACAGTCGATAGAGCAACTAGTACTATTATCCCCTTAATTGGAGCAAAAAAAACAATAATAACTTTTAATAAAGAAACCAAAAAAGGAGAGATAGCATTTTTCATCAGAGTATATATTTTCGTATTAAACGGTATAAGATATATAGTACTATTACTATAAATATCAACACAACGATAAAATTAACTATTTTTTTCCATACTGGAGTCTTTTCATAAATCTTTACAGGAACTTTTTTTGTTATTATTCTATTGATAGTCACCGTGTCACACTTTCCTTGTATGTAAACCTTTTCACCTTTCAACCAAACCTTAACCTTTAATTGTTCTTTCTCTAAATAAATAGTATCAACTAATCTCTGTCTGTCAACTATTGTATCTACATGAACCTCAGGCACAGTGACTCTAATAGTGTCACGCACAACGATATACTGAGTGGTTAATAACTCTGGGTGTCTTGTAATCAAACGCTCAAATCTACGTTGGGCTGTACAGCTACATAGAATTAATAATGTGGATATGATTAATGTTTTCATATTGTAAGTTTTTAAAATTGATTTTCTTCAGGTATTTCTTGTTTGTACTCTTTCAATCTTAAAATAAGCTCTTCTAAAGTATTAAAATACTCTAAGTTTGGTTGACCTGTTGCGACTTCCGAACCTTCTTCAAGATGTCCGTAACAAAAAACGTCAACTCCATTATGTGCTAAAAAATATTTCATAATCCACCGTCTACTATTGTCCACAAATTTGGAGCACTTGTTAATACTAATCTAGATGCTGTTGCTGCTGCAGTTCTTTTTATTGTTCCAAAGCCAATTGAAATATTTGGTTTTACTGGTCTTGATGCCCAACCTATCAATAAAGCATTGTAATTAGCAGTTGAATAATTAGCAAATGTTTTGCCTGCCATAAAACTAGTAAAAACTGTGACATTTCTAATATCCCAATTACCAATATTTTGATTAAAATTAGTTGCATTTTGAAACATGAAAGACATATTTGTAGCAGCTAATACATTCCAACTTCCTACGTTTTGAGTAAAATTTGTACAATTAGCAAAACATGATTGAAAATTTGTAACATTGCTTACATCCCAACTGCTAACATTACCATTAAAATTAGGACATTGGAAAAAACAAGCTTGTAAATTATTTATGTTAGATACATCCCATTCATCAACTCTGTTGATAGTTGTTAAAGATGTACAATCTCTAAACATATTAGCAAAAGTTTGTGTGTTTGACATTACAAAAGACCTATATAATATTAATACGTCAGATACAATTGATAAATCAAGATTTGTACAACCGTAAAAATGTCCTCCACCTACTCCAACATCAAATTGACTACCCCATTGAAAAACTCTATATAATTTTGTTCTGTCTCCAGCATTATTAAATCTAAAAATTCTGAGTCTACCATAAACAGTTATTATATAATAACCTGGTGTTGTATAAGTATGAGTTCTGTTAGCAAAACTATTTACAGATTGTGTACCATCTCCCCAATCAATAAGACCAGTGTAAGTGCCATTTGTCTGATAAGGCAATGTAACAGTCTCATTAATTGCAGTAGTTCTCCATTCAGATATATGTGGAGTAGTTATAACATTTCCTCCTGAGCCCCTACCTCCTAGTGTATTAGATATAGATATTTGTAATGACATATTACCAAAGTGCTACAATGCCAGTAGCATTAGTGTCTGTTGCGAAAACTCTTACTACATTCACAGGTATAAATGCTCCATTTTGAACATTTAAAAAATTTACATCATCACCGCCTGCTGTTCTTACTTTTAAGTTACCTCCGACTCCGACATATAAAACACATGGTATAACTTTATTAGGTTCAGAACCAACGAAATAAATGTCTTCAGTATCGCTTGTCACGACTGCCTGTGCTCTTCCTGCTTGTTATTTTAAATTGCTCATATCTTTTTATTTTTTAGTACTCTTTCCATTTGCACCATTTCGTGCTCTATTTTTTGATGGCGACTCAGCGACCATTGTTCCTTTCTTTGTATGCGACATATCTGGACCACCCTTGCCGTAAATACCTCTTTTTCGTCTTTCAGTATTTAATTCAGAACGATATTCCGACTGTCCTGGCTTCTTATTGTAATCACGCTGATATGCTCTTTTTTTAGCCGCTGCTTCAGGATTCTCTGCATAATACTTAGACGATTCACACTTGCCCATAGAATATTTTATTTATTAACAAGTCAGGATTATTTAGATTCTCTTTTCGTTTACCACATCCACAGTCTTCTATTCCAACTGCATTTGTAATTGCATTTACAACCTTATCAATTTTAGCAACTTTAATAGCTGCCTCGATACTATCGCCAATGCCCTTATGAGCTTTTAATATCCTGATTTGCATATTAACTGCAAATATAGTAATTTTGAATTAAATAAATAAAATAAAATGGGCAAACCAAAAAAAGTTGTTAAAAAATTAATTAGGACGTACATACGCAGAGAGCCTAAATACGACTATCTAAAATATCATAAAATTGTCATGCGATGGGCAACTATGAAGTACGGTGTATCTCAGCAAGATTTAGATATGCTATTCTTTCTTTATTCCGAAGGTCTTTTCTTTTATAGCGATTTTCAAAAATACGCCAATATATTCGGATGGGAGCCTGGTCGTTTTACAAGAATGAAGAAGGAAGGATATATTCACGCATGGTATAAAGGTTGGTCAAGAAATGGAGACTACCCTCAATATGAAGTTACTAGAAACACTAGACTTATGATTACAAAAATATATAAGGTAATGAATGGTGAAGAAGAGTTAGCCGAAATGCCTAGGAATAATCCTATTTTTAAACGTGAGCGATATACAGATAAAGTTACTGCTATGTCAATCAAAGACATGAACAAGAAAATCAGAGAGAACAAAATAAAAAGAGAAAACCCAGACTTATAATCTGGGTTTCTTTTTACTTCTTTCTTCTACCGAACATTAACATCTTTGGTGTTACTGTTCTCATCTTAGACATCATATCTTCTTTTTTCTCGTGACCTTTGCTTTCTTTAGCTTCGTGAGATTTCATTGACCCCTTAGATGTAGAACATCCGCATTCTTCTTTCATCATAACTTTTTTTTCACAAATTTAGTGAATATTTGGGACGAAAATTTATTACATTGAACGCCTGGAAGATGTCAATAGTTTACTTTTCGGTTTTGCTTTTTCAGCAAGAGCTTTAGCTTCTGACATTGAAGTGCTTTTTGAATAAGAACCCTTATTTGCCTTATTCATTTGGGCTTCAATCATAGCTGGTCTTTGTTTTTTTGCTTCTGCCATTTTTGCTTTGTCTTTTGCTAATGAAGCTTCTGCTCTTGAAGATGAACCTTGAGTCATTTTAACAGGAGGCTGATTTTTTGTGTTTTTTAAAATTGCCATCTTTTTATGGGTTTTATAATGCCCGCCCAAGGCTTTTATATTATTATTATTATTTATGCAAAAGTAACACATTTTGTGTTATAATACTACCACTACGTCACGCTCTTGAATGACCGTGTACATCGTTCCATCAATCATCACCTCGTGCGAGTTTGCTTGGTCGAACATAATCTTGTCCCCCTCTTTAACAAAGTCAACCAAATTACCAACTGCCTCACAAACCACACCGTTCTGATATCTGTTTTTATTAACATCATCTCCAGTTAAAATAAGACCCGAGGAGCTTTTCTTCTCCTCTACAGTCTTATTAACCAACAAAAATTTATTTACTGCTTTCATCTCTCATGTTTGTTACTATTGCCTCAGTACTTACGATTGTTGTAGCTACCGACACAGCGTTAATTAATGCACTCTTAGTTACTTTCGTTGGGTCGACTACACCTAACTTCATCAAATCTCCAAAAACTCTATTCTTAGCGTCATAGCCAAAGAACAAATCGTGCTTATCAAGTATTGTCTGACCTATTGCTTTTGGGTCCTCACCTGCGTTCAACATAATTTGAGTAAATGGTACAATCAAAGCACTAGTCAAAATACTAACAGCCGCCATGAAGTTCTCCGTTCTGTCAATATATTTGTGAGATATTTCATCCGCACAGTTTGCCAATGCAATTCCACCACCAGGCAAAATACCATCTTCAACCGCTGCTGCTACTGCTCGCACCGCATCGTCCACTCGGTCGTACTTTTCTTTCTGCTCGATGTCCGAGTTACCACCAACATAGATAATACCTACACCTTTACTGATACTTGCAACTCTTTCGTTTAAGAATTTTTTATCTGTTGCTTCCATGCTTTCGTCCGCCATTGATTTCAAGTCAACTAAATGTTTCTCAATCGCCTCGTCTGTATTATCATTACGCATAATAATTGTTGATTCTTTACTCACAATCACTTTTGCTGCTTGACCTAAATCAAGTGGCGTCAATGTGTATAAGTTGTCACCAATAGACTCAGAGATATATTTTGCTCCTAGGGCTATCGACAAGTCAAACATTAAGTCCTTCTGTCTGTACCCAAATGATGGAGGGATAATATGACAAGCCTTAATAACTTTTCTTGCGACATTCATATTTAATGTGTTCAACGCATTAGGGGATAAATTACCAATAATTAACAATGGCTTCTGTTCTCTAATAACGTGCGCTAATGTTTCCTCAAGTAATGTCAAGTTGTTAATCTCAATGTCAGTCAATAAGATATATGGATTCTCAAACACACATTCTTCAGTTTTCTCATTGTTAACAAAATACTTACTTGTCCAGCCTCTGTCAATTCGCATACCTGAGATAATCTCATTGTATGTTGACGCATTAGCCGAGTTCTCTACTGTCACCAGGTCAACTTTCTTAAAAGTGTCAGCGATTAGTTTACCGAGCTCTTTATCGTTGTTTGCTGAAATTGTAGCTACATCAACCAATGTACGCTTAGATACCTTCTTTGACATCGAATCAAGCGTTTTAACAATATCATCAGTAATTGTGTTTACCGCACGAATGACTTCTGTCTTGTTTAGCTTATTAAAGTCAAGTTCTTGGAATGCGTCAATTATCGCCTCCGTTAGTACAATGCTAGTACTTGTCCCATCTCCTGCTGCAATAGCCGTCTGGTCTGCCGCTTGCTTCATTAACTGAACAGCTAAGTTCTCAATAGGGTCAAACAGATTTATTGAACGAGCAATAGTTACTCCGTCCTTTGTCACCGTCAATCCTTTTGTGTGGTTTTCAGACTCTAATAACACCGTCTGTCCTGATGGACCTAATGTCGATTTGACTGCTCCTGCAATCTTCTTGATGCCAGCTCTTAATTTCGCCTGACCTTCATCTTTTAAGAATACTTCTTTTACTATCATTTTTGTTTTTATTTATTTAAAGTTATTACCTTAATTATTTATTTTTTTTTAAGGATATAGTTTTACTTTTACACATTAGGAGATTCTTTGTACTCCTGCAAGTACAAATCAATTACTTCTTTCGTTTTTATTAAGTCCTTAAACCACTCGCCTTTCTTTCGACATCTTATCACGCGTTTCAAAATATCAAATTCCCATGCGTTCAACTGATGTTGCTCAGCAAATAAATACAAACTGCCGTGCGTATTGTCGTAATGTTTAGATAACTCGCTCATTATTCTTTTATTTTTAATTCCTCACCTGTCAATGCAAAATATAAATTCTGAAGAGAATGTACGTGCTTGCAGTTATCCCAATTTGGCAGAAATCCTAACTCGTCTTTACTCGATTCTTTTGAACCAAATAAAGCACAAGAGAAATCATCTGAATAACTAATTAAACCAACTCCTTTTATCTCTAATTCGTAATCATTGCTATATCCAGTTTCGTCAGATTCATAGATGACTTTTTCAAAACCAAATTTTATAAGCCATTCTTCTGTAAGTAGGATAGGACAAAAACAGTAATTCTCTATCCATACATCTTCCGTTTGGTCTTTAATTGATAATGCGTATGTATTAATTCCATTGACTTCAAATGAAGTATCGGATTCATCTATTCTTACTAGATTACCAAGTCTTAGTTCTTCTAATCTCATATTTAAAACAAGTTTATAATAAAAATAATACTAAATATATGTGTGATTCGGCAAATTTGCCCGTGAAGCTTAGAGTGTATAAATCCCTCAATAGCTTTTGGTGCGTGCTGATACCCATTTCTCATGTGCCAACTGTCAGCAGATGATGGACTGCGTAATGTCTCAACACAAACCCCTAAATAATCTTTACTTACCTTGTGGTGCAAGTGGTGAGTATAAATATACTTGTGCTTACATCTCGACCATTCTAAAGGAAACTCTGTCGCTAACAACAATGGCAAGTCTTGACTTTTTGCTCCGTCACCGTGAGTTGAACCTATTAGATTGCTGTGGTACTCAAATGCCTTGCGATGTCTTAAATCAACATCAAAAGTAATGTTTGGACAATTTCTAAAATGTGCCTGGATTACTTGTACCAAGAAAAACCCACTCATGTAGTCATGGTTAGACGGGTTGAAAGTAAAATGAACATCAGCATAAGAAATCAATATCTCTAACATATCGACATACATCTGTCTAGCGTGCATAAAATTGTCATGCCACATACCGTCAGTATCTTGCGGAGTACCTGATGTAGTCATTCTCCTTGGATTGTCAATATGCAAAACATCATTCCCTCCAATGAATAATATCTTGTCAAACTTATAAGAAGATGCTTTCTGTAAAATACCTTTAACCCCGTCTATTGCTCTTTGAACAGCTATCTGCTGATTATACTCTTCACCAGTCTCAAATGCACTAGATAGCTTACCTACGTGAATATCAGCTGGGTCTATAACTAAAAGATATTCCTCATCTGATTTTTCACGCTTAATTTTCTTGAAATTTGGCGAGTAATCTTGCATGGCTTTAATCACGTCCTCCTGTAGTTTATCTAGGTTTACTGACGAGTGGTCAACAAAATTAGGATTCTTAATAAACGTACTGACAGATGTTCCGTCCTCTAGTTTTTTCTTAATCCACATATGCTTAGCATCGTTCGGTGATACATCTACAGCTGCCGATGTTCTGTAAATCCCCTCGTGCTCATCTTTAATCGTACTAAGATATCTATCGAAATACTTACGCAATGAATCAACCTCTTTCTCAGAATACTTGTAGTCCTTGAAAGCTAACTTAATTAAATCCTTCCGTCCTAATGTTGGATTGCTATTTAATGCAGCAATAATTAAATCGTAACCTACTTTATACTTTCCTGTGTACATTTAATTAGTTTTTTGTCAAAAATAACAATAAAATGTATATAAACAACAAAAAGCACCCCGAAAAGTGCTTTTTTTATTAAAATATGTTTGTTTTTTTAATTATACACTCTTATTTCTATTGGAGTGTTCAATAATAAACCATCACCATTATCATCTCCGCCTTGTAATTTAATTCCTACTTGGAATAATGGCATTGCACCAAATACTCCAGAATTGTCTATTAACACAGACTGATTTAAAAAATTAACTCCATCAAATACTGAGTTCGCAACTCCCCAAGTTTTACCTTCTGTAAATAATTCATTAGAATTTGCATAATAAGTACCAGTGGAAGCGTAAGTAAACCAAATATTCCCAATGTTATTTTCTAAAACATTAACAATTGGAGCTCCCTCATTATATTCAAGCTCTCCATCGTCTCCCCAATCTGGAGTTCCACCATTAGCTATAAAAAATGTTCCAATTTCATTATTTGGTGCTCCTGCATTTTTAAAGTTAGCTTCAAGATTGCTTTGAATTATATAAGTAACTCCAGCAGTTGTTGCTCCACTAGTTATACTTAACGCATTTGTAGTTCCAGATTGAGTAATCAATGCAGAGAAAACTTTATATTTTACTACATCTTCCCATATAGCACTATCTGTTGTTGCGTCTGTACAAACATAAGTAACGCCAGTGTTCAGAACAGTATAACGTGAACCAACAGCGAATCCTATTGTTTCATCAAATGTGCTGTCAGGAATATCGTCAATATTTAAAGAATTACAATGCACAACAGGTTGAATCCCTCCATTATTAATATAATAATACTCACGACCGTCTGCCCATTGAATCATTTTATCGTTCACACAAACAAGCTCAAGACCTCTTATTCCGAGAAATCTTTCTGCAATACCTGGACGAATAGTCGAAAAATTATCAAAGCCACCAGTGTCAGATACTTGTTGAAAGGTTTGAATGCCACTTGTAGAGCTTATAGTGTCGATAATATCTTGCATCGTAAAAACCTCCTGAGCAGCGTTATTTTGAGCAGACTTGCGCTCAGCCGTTGGGAAGTTTGGGTTAATACCCACAAATTTTGTTGAAGAGTCAATTATTGGCATAATATTTTTTCTGTAAAGTTACTAAATATATTGATTGCCTGCCAATAGATTAAATGCGTTCTGAAATGTATGCACCTCGTCAGTATGGAACGTAAAGCAAAACATCTCATCGCACTCCATGCCAAACGAAAAAGTCCTTCCGTGAACATAAACATCAAAACCAATCAAATTCTCGTGCGACCATCTGTCGTAATCATAGTCAAGATTAAAGCCAAAGTCATAGAGCCTCTTCTCGTCCATTTTCACAGCACTAAAGCTATTGGCTGATATATCTATCCCGTTTATTGAATTGGCGTCAATAGACTCAACGTGATGCTCGATACCATTAATATTAATAATGTTAAATCTCTGGATGTTGTTTATCGATATCATTTTTAGCTTTGTTTTTAAGAGTAGCAAATATACACATAAAATCCATTATGGCTTTACCCATGAATGCGTAGCCGATAATTAAATGACCAAACTCAAAAGCCAACATCGAAATTAAAAATGCCAAACTAAATATTATCTCTTCTGCGTGTTCATTTCTCATATTAAACTTTTTTTATATCGCACAAATTTACGGCAAACATTTATATCTACAGAACTTTTGTCCAACTATTTTTTATGACAGTTTTTACATCTGTCAGACCGATGTCATGTCAGTCTTTTTATTACACTTTGTCAGTTTGTCGTGCCGAAAGGCAGTTATAATGCCTGAAACCCTTGCTATGACTGAGTTTGGGGAGGAGACGTGAGGAAAATGTAGCAAAATGACGCAAATAGTGACGCTACAACCCCCGTCAATGCTCGATTATGTGAGGTGGGGAGGAAAAAGTCCGTTTTTTTTAAAAAAATTTTTTTTTATTATTATTTATAACAAATAACGTTTCTATATATATAATATTTTTTTTTTTTTTTTCAAAAAGATATATTTTCCTCCCCAAGTCACATAAATGAGTCGTACCATAAGAATTAGCGTCACTAAACCTCACATTTTGCTACACTAAAAAACCGTTTGCGTCACTAATTTTGCCAAAATCTGTTAAAAAAGGTCTTTTTGAGAAATTATAAATTTAGTCTAAAAAGCGTTTTTTGTAACATTCGAAAGTTATTTTTATTCGGTAGATATTCGGATAATTTGGATAACCCCTCCATTTGGCGACCAGCCCGTCCGTTCGAAAGTCGTTTTAAAAAAAGGTATGGGGGTGCAAAATTCGGACAAATTGGCAGACATTTCTAGCTTTTTATTGCTATGCATGCATAACAGTTTGCCGTTT